TAGAAGATGATGGATACTTTATTCATCACCCTGCTGAACCAATAACTAAAGAGATATTAGAAGACTTAAGAGAATACTTCAGCAGTATTGAAGAGTACGAGAAGTGTTCGGCAATATTAAAATATATAAAGGATGAGTTTGATGATTGACTTTGAGGGTAAAGGATTTAATGATTCTGAATGCTTAGAGCAAGTTAAGATACTAAAGAAGGTTATGTTCAAGACTCACGAAGTCAAGACAGGCAGAGGCAAAAAAGCAATTGTAACACATGAATTTATTTATAACACAGAGGAAGACGAAGAGACAAGGGCTAAAATAATAAACACTATAAAACACTATGAAGCTAAGTTGGAGACCATACCAAACACGAATAATTAATAAGGCACGAGAAGTTCTATACAAGTATAGGTTTGTATACCTTGCTATGGAAGTAAGAACAGGAAAGACTTTAACTGCATTGGGTACAGCACAAGCATGTGCTTTCAGGAATGTAGTATTCTTAACTAAGAAGAAAGCTATCTCTTCTATAACTCAAGACTACGAGTTGTTGAATCCTAACTTTAAGTTTGATGTAATCAATTACGAGTCAATGCATAAGCTGTTATTAACTCGTTGTGATTTCTTAATACTTGATGAGGCACATGGCTTGGGTGCATTTCCCAAACCAAGTAAGAGAGCTAAGGCAGTAAAAGATTTTATTAAGAAGTTTGATTGTGCAGTATGCTTGATGTCAGGCACACCAACCCCTGAAAGTTACAGCCAAATGTATCATCAGGTTTATGGTATACCTGCCAATCCATTCAATCATTTCAAAAACTTCTATGCATTTGCTACTGACTATGTTAAAGTATCAAGAAAGAAAATAAACTCTTTGTATATAAATGACTACAGCAATGCGAAGACAAGTGTGTTACGAACCATGGAACCATACACCATAAAGTATACGCAGAAAGAAGCAGGCTTCAAAGTTCAAACTACTGAAAAGGTTTTACATGTAGAGATGAACGATGCGACTTATCAGATTACAAAGAAGCTGAAGAGACATAACATCGTTGAAGGTAAAGAAGAAATAATATTAGGAGATACCCCGGCTAAACTAATGAACAAACTTCATCAGCTTTATTCAGGTACAATAATATTTGAATCCAACAATGCTACTACCCTTGACTTGAGCAAGGCAGAGTATATTAAAAAATATTTTAAAGGAAAGAAGATAGCAATCTTTTATAAGTTCAGACAAGAATTGAAAGCTTTGAAGGAAGTTTTTAGTGGTGCTTTAACTACAGAGCTTGATGAATTTAATTCTACTAATAAAAGTATTGCTCTTCAGATTGTTAGTGGGAGGGAAGGGATAAGTTTATCTCAAGCTGAATGTCTAGTTTATTACAACATAGATTTTTCAGCGACCTCCTATTGGCAATCAAGAGATAGGATGACAACCAAAGAGAGATTGAAGAACAATGTGTATTGGGTGTTCGCTAAAGATGGTATTGAAAATGATATATACAAGACTGTGATTAAGAAGAAAGACTACACAGTAAATCATTTCAAGAAGGATTTGTTATCTTTGTAGTATGAGGTTCATTAAGTTTTTGTTAGTGTGGATAAGCCAAAACTTAGCAATTCCTTTTTGGGTTGTGGGTCACATACACTTATCAATTCACAGCTTTCATGAACTCTACGAGCTACTAAGTTCAATAGCCTTGAACATTGTAGTAGCCGTTGGATTTTTAATTGACTACAATAATGACCGAACAACAAATACAAAAGAAAAGGATTAAACAATTAGAAGAAGAAGGGTACTACGTTATCAAGTTGACAGTAACAAACAAGAACGGAATCCCTGACCTGATTGCAGTACCAAAAGATTCTGAAGTGTTATTTGTTGAATGTAAAAGACCGGAAGGAAAACTTTCCGAGTTGCAAAAATATAGATTAAAAGAATTAAAAGACTATGCTAAGACAGAAGTATATAGGGGACATTAAACATTACGAGGTAGATGATTATTTTGTAGATAGAATCAGAGAACTACCAACCAAGATAGGAATTGATGTAGCCAAACAAGTAGACCTAGTAGCTTCTGACTTACCACAAAAAGATTTTTGGGAACAACAAATTGCCTTAGTATCACACCCTTATTATTTTGTGGTGGATTACATACACTCTGAAGAAGTGGCTCCAATATTTTTAGACTTACACGAAATAGATGTTGATGAATATCTAGACTATTACAATGAAGACCAAGCAATTAAATTAAATGACTATGATTACAGACGCACAGATAAAATACCTCAGAAAGATTATTAATAATGAATTCAATGTAGACATACTTTCCAAAAGCCGAAAGCAAAATTATGTAAATGCAAGATTAGTTTACAGCTATATTCTAAGACAGAAAGGAGTAGGCTTAGTCAGAATAGCAACCTCCTTAAATAAAAACCATGCCACAATTCTTTACCTCTGCAACAACGCACCATTCTACCTCAAGCAGGACATTGATTTAAACAATAGATATGAGAACTGTTTATCTCTGTTTGATAGTGAGCATCTACCTGTAGTAGAATACACTCGTAGAGAGCTTCTAAAGGCTTATCTCCACCTAGAAACTAAGTACGATAGACTCCTACAAACCAATAGGAATCTAAAAAAAACCATAGAAGAGCTAGAATTATCCAAAAATTATTAATATTTTAGACATCAATATGGAATATACCATAAAAGATATAGATAAGATAGCAGAGTTTAAAAGTTGGAGTGTCAAAAAAAAGTTAGATGAACTCCTAAGAATAGACTGCCATCAATATACAAATCTAGGATGCGACTCTAGTAAATCAGAAAGAGAAGAAGTTAGAAAAACTTCACGCAAAATTTACCGACTAATTAAAACGATAGATAAGGAGCTAGGTTCTAAGTTTCTTAATTGTATGGACTAATAGATATGATAAGTGGATTAGAGCATGAGAGGTTAAGTTACATCAACAGGTTGATGGACGACCTCCACTCTGACCATTTAGATATTTATGAATCTCTGTGTGACCGAGAGTACTCGGAAACTAGAAAGGCAGTATGTAGCCTGCAGGAAAAGTTAAAGTCTTTAAGCGAATCTCTTCAGGATGAAATCTAAAACCTGTAGAAAATGTAAAGAAGAAAAACCTGAGACTGAATTTTTTTTTAGTGGTCATGTTACTTTGGCAGGTAAAAAAATTAGAGACACCTTATGTAAAACATGTAAGGTAGTTTACAAACGAGAGCAAAGGCAGAAGATAAGAGATTGGATTAAAGAGTTAAAAGCAGATAGTGGTTGTGCAAAATGTGGATATTCAAAAGAGACACACCCATCTTTCAAAGTATCAGCTTTAACCTTTCATCATGCTCAAGACAATAAAGAGTTTTGGATTGCTGATTCCCCAAATCGTGGGTACTCTAGAAAAACAATACAAAAAGAAATAGATAAGTGTGTGCTTATTTGTGTAAGATGCCACGCTGAAATACACAGCCATGAATGACAAATACAAGAATAAAATGAGAGCTTTGTTCATTAGTTACCTTGGTGTAATAGTAACTTTGCTCTACGTTTTTCTGACAAGATGAGATTTGAAAATGACAAAGACTTAACTCGAGAAAGGAAAGCTATTGATTACTTTGTTAAAAGATTCAATGGCTCCTACAAGAAGCTTGGTCCTAATGATATAGATTACAAAGTCTTTGATGAGAAAGGAATTCTAATAGCTTACGCTGAGGTAAAGGGTAGATACAAAACTCTAGCTAATTGTTTTCCTTTACCGATAGCTTGTAGAAAAGTAGTAAAGCTTTGTGACAAAAGATTAAACCCTGTAATAATATGGGCATGTGACGATGGTATAGTATACGGACAGCCATCACAGATTCATGGCGTGGTAAAGTGGGGAGGTAGAGCACCAAGAGATGGAGCTGTTAACGACCAAGAGTTAATGATATACTACGACAAACAAAAAACAATTAGATACTTTAGATACTACTAGCGTCCATATCTTTTCTTCGGTCTTAAACCACGAGGTTTCTTAGGGGACTTTCTGAAACCATCAGTCGCATAGTATAACCTCACTTGTTTCTCAGTAAAGATTCTACCACTCGGACTCTTATATTTATTATCTCCTATCTTAGTAAAAGGCATGGCTATCTGATTGGTTTAAAGACATCACTCTTGCTGAGGTTAGTGCTTTGCCTTTTGAGTCTTTGTTGCTGTTTATTGTACTCTGCATTTTGTTCAGCTACAGATTTAGTTTTAGAAGATTTCTTTTCTTTAGGTCCCTCAATCACATAAGGAGAGTAGTTGATTAGTCTAAGCAAATCTTTTCCTATGTCACCTTCTTTACCTAGGTCTTGCATGTTTCTCACAAACCTTCTTATTTGTTCTGCAGGAAGAGAGGTAATAGATATTGTTTCTGCTATAGCTTTCTCGTAAGCTAACGCTTTCTTTTCAGGGTCTTTAGTATTGGCAGCTCTTTCAAACAATTCAAACACTCTTCCAACTGTCATGAAAGGAGCTATGTTTCTCCATCGTTTCCCTGCATAAGGTTTGTCTTGTATGTAATCAGCAGCTACATTTACAATGTCCCCTATAATAAACAATGCGTTTAAGTTACCAAGTATTGCAGCTCTAATCATATCTTCCTCGTCATCATCACGCACAGGTCTGAGAATGCCCGGCAATCCTAATGCAACAAATTGGAACAATGACGGAGCTACCAAGTGGTAGGTAAGAAATGTTCTTATGTTTTCAGCTAGTGTACCCTTACCTGCATTTCTATCCCACGCTTTTAACTTTCTGTATAAGTTTCTCGTTGATTGAATTTCTTTTCTCAAGTATTGTTTTGGTGTAGTCAAGAACATATTCAGTCCCCTTGCTAGTGCTGAGGAAGTTTGGAAGTAATCTCTATCCTGTAAGTCCATAGACTGCTGAGTTCTCTTTGTATCTTTTTCAAACTTAAGTATAGCTTCTTGCTTTGCTTGTTCTTCAGATAACCCACGCTTCAAAGCTTGGTCTTTGTAGTACAAGTAGTTAGGCATACCTCCTAAATAGATAGCTGCTTTATCACCAAACTTAGTGGTGTACATAATAAAGTTTACATAGGAATCCCAATACTGATTAGGCACAAACTCCACCATGTTGTCTTCACTATAGGATTCTATTATCCTTGTGATAGATTGTCTGTTTCTATCCTGCATGTACACAGAGTTCTCTGATATTTCATTAAAGGTCTTTTTGATTTGAGGAATATTCTTTAAAGAATACTTCAACCAATTTCCATAACCAATATCATTAGCATAGGTAATCATAGAGGTTAACTGCTTTATCATAACCGTTGGATTCAAACCAATTTTAGAAAAGATAAAGAGGTTGTTAGTGAAGTTTACTAATCTATCTGCCGCAGTATTTCTAACTCCCTTGTTAGCAATCTTCCCTATCATATCGTTAATCAGCTTGTTGACATAGTCTCCATGGATAGCACTAATAGCTTCACGCACCTGTTTGTTACTGAATATTTTGTGTATGTCCCTGATAGTTTCACCATAAGCTGCAAAGTATTCCATGTCTCTTAGATAAGTCGCCATAGTATTCATTGCATTCATCTTTCTAATAGGTAAATTGTTTTGTACTCTTACCTTAGTAGATGAAGCTCCTACGGATGTGCCTCTAATAGATTTGTCTGATAACAAATCCAAGGTTTCTTGCTCTATTGGATTGCCTTGAGCATCGTTTCTATAAATCATACCTGAATAAAATCTATTCCAAGGCATGTTGGTTCTATACAAAGCTCTATATGTTTTGTTGTAATGCTCATACAAGGAAGGATAGAATTCATTTACTTGCCAATCAGCAAACTCTTTTGCAAGAGGGTCCATCTTAGATTCTATTTGCTCCATGATTTGTGCGTAGTTTTCTCCAAACGTAGCTTCAAATGAACCCCTGTTAGCAGGGTCCTTATATAAGTTGTAGTAATAAATCATCTCATTTTGAGAAAGATGTACTTCGTTTTCAGATAAAACTTGTTTGAGGTTTTGTTTATTCTCAAGGCTTGGGTCTTGCTCGTATGCTTTCTTGGCATCCTCTACAGCTTTAGCGTCTAACAAATAAGTTGCTTCTACCTCCGGTTTGTTATGAGACCTAACTTTATTTCTCCACTTCTTACCATACAACTCTTCAAACTTCTTAGCAAGAACCTCTTCTTGTTGCATCATTCTTCCCTTGAACATTCTTGTTGAGGCATCAACCTTTGCTGTTACTAAATCTTGTAGCCTACCACCAAATAATTCACCGGGCATTTTAGATATTAAATCCATCAAACCATCTAACGCTTCTGTATAATTGAAAACCTTTTTGATACTTGTACTTAACTTAGTTAAGAAAGCATTCATTTTGTTCTTCAGCTTATTCCTCTTTGCATTAAGTCGTTTCTGATTTTTTAGATTTACTTCAGTACGAGTATCTTTATCTCCTAAGTCTACTTTGTCTCCGGTTACTTCTTCATATGCAACAGAAGCTTCTTCATTGTATTTATTGTGAGCATCTTCAAGCTGTTGCTTCAATTCACTTCTACCTATCTGAATCATTTCTTCGAGGGTAGCAAGAGCTGTATCCAATGCACCTGTTTTATTAACGTCATTGTTCTCCATTAACAATGAGTTGTTTAGGTTGATAAGGATTTGCAAGTCAACCATTCTATCAAAGTCTCCTTCAGTTGTAATAGATTGACCGGCTATCTTGTTGAACTCTTCAGTCAACATTTGATTTTCTTTTTCAATCTCCTCTGCTGTAGCAGTTTTGTTTAGTCTATCCTTTTTTATTCTTTCTATTCTTTCTTTTATCTTCAAGCTAATCTTGGCAGCTTTCTTTCTACCTGACTGCTTAGTCTCATACTTTCCATTCAGAATATTTTCAATCTTTCTTTCAAGCCTTGCGTTGTTCTTTTCATTTACAAACTCGACAACCTCATCAAATATGTTTTCTATATTAGATTCATTGGCATTCGTAACCTTTCTTACTAAGCTCATTACTTCACTACGAGTATATATATCTGCAGGTAAAGACTTTCTAATAAAGTTTCTAATAGAAGCTTTAACTTGTTGAAGGTCTCTTGCACCACGCTTTCTTTGTTGTACCATTCTACGAGCAGCAGTAAGTTTTTCTTGAACACTTTCACTTGTTCTTGTACCTACAGCTCTTTGGAATTCAACCTGAAGCATAGCTTGTTTTGTAGTCAGGCTATTAGTACCATCACCTTCATTAATATATTCAGGTTGTTTCTGTAAGAACTCTATAGTTTGGTCTGCGATTTGTTGCTCTGTAAGCTTGACCTTTCTTCTCTTGTTACTTTTGATAAGTTTTTGTTCGAAAGCTTTTACTCTTTTAAATAACTTGATACCTGCTTCCATACCACCTTTTATGTTGGCGAAAGTTTTTGGTAGGGTGTTAAATAAATCGACATCAATATTCATTAGCTTGTTAACCACGCTTGCAGGATATCCCTTAACTCTTACCAAATAATCTTTGATAAGTTCATCTCGGAAATTGTATTCAGTTCTACCTTCTACAATTATGTCTACTATTTCTTTTTGCTCTCTACCTCTAGGAGTATCTGTAATCTTTTCTGTAATGGTTTCAAACAATGGTAGTTTAGATTGAGCAATCATGCTGACAGCATTTGCTTTACCTACTACCATCAAGTCTTTGTTTCTATTTTTAAACTCTACTTTGTTTACACCCTTGAGGTCAGTATAAGTTCGTTGGTCTAAAGGTTTACCTTCAATCCTTTTAGGTTGATAGAACTTGTCATCTTGATATTGTTCTCTTACTCTTTCATTTATTTCTTCGGTCTTCGTCTTGTCACCTATCAAAGTATCAGGCATATAGGGTTGTAAAGAGTTAGCCACGCTGTACAATCCATCAAATATTACAGCAGAGTTAGCTTCTGAAGGAACTTTACCTACGAAGAAAGGATGTGTAAACCCTTTATCTTGTACACCATCAACTAATTCCTCGGTGTTTTCAGGTACTACATATGTAAAACCACCTACTACATATCCACCTTTGTTCTCTTTTAAAAACTTCTCTCCTAATAAAGCTTTATCTCCAAACTCTAGATTGAAATCTTGAGTGTTGGTTCCGTTCTCTAGCAAAGCTTTTTTATATGCAGGAGTAGACTTGTTAGTTTTTAAGTTAGGGTTGTCCGGTATAATACCTGTCATATAATATCGTCTTCTGTCAAAGTTTTCATTCTTCATTGCATCAACGAAGTCAGTTTCAGACACAGAGCTTGGGTCGATAATCATATCTTGCAGTTCCTGAGAAAGTTGTCCACCCATTCTATTGTTCTTATAAGCAGCCATATCTTTAGAAAACTTCTTATAAGCAGCAGGGTCTTTCTTTTGTAAGTCCTCTAAGGCATCATATAAAAACTCTGCACCATACATGTTTCCATACATAGCATCAGGAGTTTGAATCATTACTGCTACCCCTACTCTTTCTCCGGCTTTAAATTTCTTTTTAAGTTTATCCATGTTACGAAGAGCTGTACCCTTGTCAAGTGAAGCAAAGCCTACTCCGTTCTCGTTATTATCTTTCATTGCTGCATAGCCAAACCCACCATACAATCCTGCATCAGGGTCAAAAGCTGTAGCATCTGAAGTAATTACATATATATTTCCGTTGTGTTGTGCAGCAAAATCATTCAGGGTTGTAGTGGGCAGGTCAGAAACCATATCTCCTTTAAACACCTTTTGTTCTCTTCCCGGTACCTTCTCAGCTTTAGACTTAGGGTTAACAGTAGCTGCCGTTCCTTCTGTATACGGCTCGGATTTTTGAAGAGTCTTTAAGTCATTGGTAAATATCTCTTGTCCTGTAGCTACCTTGTCAGCCAATGTGTTAAGAAGTTCGATAACAGCTACATCATCTTTGCTTACTATTGGACCAATATCTACAAGCTTATCTAAGCCTAATGTTTTTGCTACAGATTTTACGAAGTTTAAAATTGCACTTCTAGCAGGTGTATCTAGTTGCTGATATCTTCCTGCCATCATACCAAATAGTTCAGCTAGTCTTTCTTCATTTTGAATGGTGGCTCCTTGGTCTTTATAAGCTTTGGCAAATGCATCAGCTTTTTTGTACAGCATAGTGTTCTTATCCACACCATTCATAATACCACGAGTTAATTTACTCACGGCTGCACCTATATTTTTTTCCCCTAATGTTTGATATAAAGCTGCGTGAAACGCTTCGTGTGCTACGGTAGTTTCATTAGCCTTATTCATATCAATGTGAATAGTATTGTTATCGAAGTCATAGAACCCTCTACCACTTCTGCCTGTAGCTTTATTGAACTCATCAGAAGATTCATGTAATACTATCTGCGTCTTTAAAGTGTTAGCTAAAGACTTAGCTGCTCTTACAGCTTTGTTTATAACCTTGTTACGCATAGATACTTGCTCCTTATCTAATGCACCTTCAGGCTTACCCTTTCTATTAAAGAATAAATTCTCTTGCGTTTGCTCTGTTTCTGTCTCGGTACCAAAAGCTTCTTCAATATCTTGTCTTTCTTCAACAGATATATCACCGTCCTCATCTAGTTCTTCTGTGGTTTCAACCTGTGTTTTGGTTGTTCCAAACTCAGGTATTCTAGACTCAGCATCTAATGCATCTTGCTGTTCTTTTGCAGCGATGGTTGTGATGTCCTCAAGCTGTTGATTTATTTCTTGAATTCTCGCTTGGTCTTTTTTAGTTAGCTCTTTGCTTTTGCCATCAATTTTATTCTCTAGGTTTTGTTTTTCTAATAACAAGTTTAAAGCTAGTCTTGATTGCTGAACTGTATAATCACTAGGAATTTGTGGCATCAATGCTTCTATCTGATTATAGTTAGCTAGTAAACCATCGGCACCCTCTTGAGTTAGTGGGTCATTAGGGTCAGCAACTCTTTGTTTTAGATTGGTAACAAAAAACTTTTTGTACTGAGGGTCTTTAAGCATCTCTTGATACCATGAAAAAGCCTCGTCAGTAACTAGGTCTAAGTCATTAGGGTCGCTTGCCATTGCAGATATAGCAGTTGGAACAGCCATGATTTTCCCACCAAGAGCTTCCAAGTAACCTTGATAAACCACCTCACCTAAGAAATCTTGTATTGATTCAGGAGTATAAAACGCAGCATCTTTTCCTTGGAACTTCTCTCTAATTAAATTATATATATACTCTGAACCTAGTTCAGCTACAGATTGCAAAGCTCCTGTTTCAAATTCTGCTGCAGCACCGGCTGCTAAAATACTACCACCTTGAGCAGCCATGATTGAAAGGTCACTCTTTCCTGACTGACGCATCAAGTTTTTTAAATCTTTTCTTATATATTCTGCAAAGGTTCTGCTTGTTGTTGATTTGTTACTTCTGTTTAATGCTCTACCTACAATACCATTTAACAAACCTTGAGAGTTAATAATGTTTCTAAAACCTAAATCTTCTAATACAGCCGTAGCAATAGCAACAGGGTAAGCTATTAATCTTTTTTCTCCTTCATCAATGTTGTCAAAGTTTGGATTCTTTGACATCTTTTCTAGTTGTGCCTCATTACTTTGAGCCAAGAGTCTGATAATACGGCTAGTCTTGTTTACTTTCTGCCTGTTTTTCAACAATTTTTTACCCAACTCAGGACCGTATTTTAAAGTAAGCTCCGTAGCTTTTTTACCTCCTGTTTTTACTACTCCTATAAAAGCCGGTACAGAATATGCTACCCCATGCATAGCCTTTTGAAAATCATTACCATTATTTTTGTAAGCTTTTCGTAGCATCTCATCCGGTAAAGTTTCTTGCCCTACATATCTTGATAAAACTTTTCTAAATTGTTCTCTACTTCCTTCTTCTAAATCTCTACCTATTATATTGGCTCTACCTGTGTAAATATTTTGATTGAAAGCATCACCCATCGTAGCACTCTTAGCTCTCTCATAAGCACCGATAGATTGCTCTTCGCCATCCATTAAAATTTTAACATCACCTTCTCCTACTGCTGATTTACTAAGACCAAATGGGTCACCTGCATATTCTCTAAATGCTTTTTCAGTTGTTTGTTCAATAGCATTAGATGTATACTCTACGAGGTCTCCTTCAGAATCGCTTGTGATGTTGTCAAATACTACTGCTAAATCTTGTGGTCCTATTTCAAGGAATAAATTTTCTAATCTTTTTTGGTCTAACGCATCAAGGTCTCCTTTATTTAAAATTTCTTTTATGTCTTGAAGTTCATCAGCATATGCTTCTCCTAATAGATTAACATCATCTAGTTTGTAGTTGCCATCTTTGTTTTTTGACAATCTATCTACAGCAAAATCTATATGTTCAAAGAAACCTGTTGAGTCATCTACACCGGGAGCATTAAAACCTAGCCCTGTTGTCCTCATTAAACTTCTAAATCCTGCAGCTAGTTCTTCAGGTACTGATGCACCTGCACCACCTATACCTTCTAGGAAAGAATTAGAAAGCCTTTCTAAAAATAACATTCCACCTCTTGCTCCTTGCTTACTTATATTGGTACGCATATCAACATAAGACCCTACCATTTCATCAAACTCTTTACCTTTTTTAATAAAAGTTTTTTGACGATTCTGTAGATTTTTTCTCACCATATCAAGACGTTCTGTTGCCATCATATAGTTGTTGTAATTGGGGTCGGCAGATAGTTCTTGAGGAGTTTTTCCTCCAAAAGCATTCCTGTATATTCGGTCAAGTCTAATTTTTTCTGCAGAGTATCCTTTAACATCTTCGGCAAACCTGTCTACCTGTGTATTAAATAATGTGTTTAAAGCCTTCAGTTCTTTTTCATTTTGAATTTTGTTTAGCTTGGCTTCTTCTTTTCTAAGACCTGCATTAAAAGCTTTTTCAGACTCTTCTTTGTTTTCTCTTAAAAATTCTACGAGTTTATTAGCTCTTTTTTTAGCTCCAAACTCTAGACCCTCTACAAAAGGAACTCCGAAAGCATCTAATGGCACACTAATTTCTTTATCATTAGACGACCTTACTATCATTCTATCTCCTCCTCCTGTTTCTTCAAAAGTAAAACCATACTGATTGAACTTATAGTTCATCTCAGGTATAACTACTTCTTCTTCCCTATCACTAGTAAGTTCTTCATCAATAGAGTTGATGCTTGCCTCGAAAGTATTTTGCCCTAAATTTTTAGAGTAGTCGTCTGCTAAGATTGTTTGTGCAAACGGGTCAGTTGTATCAAACTGAGACTGTGTTATAAAAGATTCCGATGTAATATCGTCTCCGGTTAAACCTGAAGGAGATTCCGAAGAAGGTTGAGAGGGGAGGTTCGGATTTTTTTTTTCTCCTGTTTCAAAATTAATACTACCCATTGGGTCAGTTATTACATCCTCAACTATCTCATCGTTAGAAACAACTGTATCACCGGGACCATATTGAGTAAAGAACTCTTCTTGGCTTTTAGTATACAAGCCCTGATTACTTACAACATCAAATACTTTTTGTCTGTAAGACTCGTCTTGATATTGTTGTTCAAATTCATCATAAGACTTAGTGTAAAGCCCTTGACTTGTTAATACATTATAAAGCTTTTGTAGTTTCTCCATCCTTCAATTTAATTTAATCAAGGAGACCGCCTCCACTTACTTGCTGTCTTCCTACCTTACTATCTAAAATAAGCTTGTTGTCCATCTGCTTCGGCTGCAGTAGTATTTCCTTTAACAAAATTCAATAAGTTGTCTAGAGCTTGTTGCCCACCATCTGTTTCAAAAACAAATGATTGGTCACCTTTCGTAACTTTGATTCTGTACATAGAAGCTCCTGTTTGCTCAACCTTAAAGCCGAATGGAGATAAAAGAGGAACTAACACTTTCTCAGCAGGGGTTTCCTTCAAGCTACCATCTGATAATTTCGATGTTAGTACAGCATCATAGTATCTATTAGCTTGCGCTAAAGAAGTTTCAGGAGCTACTGTCCCTGCACCTCCACCTGTTGGTGTCATAGAACTTAGCTGAATAGTTTTACCTATTATATAGTCATCAGATTTAGGCTCGTTAAACTTATCGTCAGTAATCATTTCTCCCGGACCAAGTTTTCTTGACTCTTTTCTTCCACCTTCAAACTCAAATATTACATTCTCAGGATTGTCAGGGTCAGATACTACCGATTTAACTACTCCTGTTTGTATACCACCTGCTAGGTCAACACTATCTGCAATGTTAGATACTCCTGTTAACAATACTGCAGATTCTGCAAATGTATCAAATGGCATCAGATTACCTGCTGAATCAAGTAATGGTACTTCTTTGGTGTTTCCTTGAGCATCAGTAACAAATATTTTGTTTCCTGATTTCTTAACAGTTTGAGCTCCTAACAGGTCTCTAAAATAAGTTTCGGCTGCTGCCACCTCTGTAGCATCACCATAATACATGTCACCCAACATGCTAAATGTTTTCTGATTCTTTTTACCTGCTTCTCCTTGAGCTATTTTAGTAGCTGAATCACCCGGAGTTCTTAATGTTGAGGCTTTGATTTGTTTATCTACTGAGTCGTTAAGTCTTTCTGTGATAGCACCTTTTACTGCAGCTTTTTGTTCTTCAGTAAATTCAGGTTGACCACCCATATCATTTTCTCGGTTTAAATATATTTCATTAGGCTTTCTTTTGCTAGGGTCAGGCTCATAGGTAAAAGTATAAGGAACTTTTTTACCATCCACTTCAACCATTAAGTTTTCATTTGTTAGAATTGAAGTTACATTAAAAGGGTTAGCCATCATTGCATCTGCTGTATAACCTAGCCACTCTTTATAATTCTTTAATACTTCAGGGTCTCCACTATATTTTCCACCTTGTGAGGTAGTAGTAATCACTTGGTCTAATCCTCCTTCATAACCGGACATTGATACAGCTAATTCATCAATCATTCCAAGGTCATCGACTGCTGTGTTGATTGCTTTTCTTACATCATAATAATTATAAGTGCCTTTTAGATTAGCCATTAATTCAGGCACAGTTTGGTAGCTTGATGGGTTAGTATCCATTTTTCCATCCTTCCATAGTCCAATTGAAACCACCCCGTTATTAGGATTTATTAGTGCTTTTGAATTTCTTAAGTTATATAATCCTTCAGCTTGCTCCATCTTCCATGGCTCTAAAGCTTGAGACCTAGTAGCAGGGTCAGCCGAATTCATTCTTTCCATCTTAAGTTTGTATGCTTCCTGATAAGCTTCACCCAACTTGAACATCATTTTGTTAGAGTCGTTAAGGTTAGCTCTTACTGTAGCATACTCCCTTGGATTTAAAAGTCCTTGCTTTAATAGTCTGTCTTGAGTTAACAAAATTTGTTGTGCGTCATTGGCATATGAAGAAACAAATTGGTTACCATCTACATAATCTCCGGTAGGAGCATTCTGTAGAGTTTCAACCATTTCTCTAGAAGCTTTATCAATCTCAGCTTTTTGGTCTTCTCTAACTTGAGCTTCAGCACTAAGTATATCAGTAAACTGCGTAGCTACTGCTGCCCAATTTACCTGACTTGTTGCATCTCTTTTAACGTATCCAAATTTTGTTGCCATATTTTTATTTTAGCTATTCATTAGTAGTTGCAACTCAGCTTGTTCTTCTAGAGTTAATCCTCCACCAAAACTCATTTTATTCATAAGCTCTTTTTTTCTATCAAAAGTAGCCATGTTACCATCTTGTGGAACCATTGCAGGGTCGCTAGGAATAACCGGATTAGGAGGTGGTGTACCTTGACCTTGACTTTGATTTTGTGTAAACAATTGTTGGTTTGCAGATAACCCCATAGCATATTGGTCTTGATATGATTGGTTACCAAATAATAAGTTTCTTTGATTAGTATCTAGACCTCTTTTGAATTGTCTAAACTCTCTGTTAGACATACCCGGAATGGTACTTAAATCTAAATTAGTAAAGCCCTCACCTGCTTCAGCACCCATACCTGTCTTTACATTACCAATAGCTGCAAACTCATCAGCAGTTAATTGTGTGTTTCCTAAAGCGGCTTTTTGTAGTGCAGTATTTTGTGCGTATAAAGGAACTAAACTTAAACCTGATTGCAGAGCACTACCTACACCTTGCATACCTTGTGCAGTAGCGGCTGCAGCAGCCTTCTCAGCATCAGCAGCAGCTTGTTGAGCTCCTTGTATTTCCCCTAAATCTAATTGTACATTAAGGTCTCTAAGTCTTGAGTCTTCTTTTGCAACAGCCTGTTCAATAGTTTGTAGTTCTTGACCCATAGCTGCCCTTACTTTTCCTTGAGCTGCGTCAGCCACTTGTCCAACTCTACCTGCTGCGGCAGCAGCTCCTCTTTGGTCTCCTTCACGAGCCGCATCTAAAGAGGTAGAAGCACTAACTAATAAAGCTTCTCTTTGTAATTCATATGGTTCTTTCTTAATAGAAAGTTGCTCCATATAATTTTTGTCTAATCTTTTACGAGCTTTTTGCATCATCATATCTGCCTCAGATTCTGCATCTCTCATGTCTCTTTTACTTTTTGCAGCTTGACTAAAAGAGACTCCTGCCTGACCTAAAGCTATAGCTGTTGACCCAATTGCCAACCACCCTGATAATCCTATTCCTACTGCTGTTGCGACTCCTGCCATATTTTTTTAATTTTTTTTATGACCTTTTTAGGAAGGTCTTTATAGTTATTTGTATAAACATCTGCCTCAGCTTCTTCGAAAGTTTTAGCATTTGTTTTATATACACAACACCAAGTTGTATCTTCGTGTATGTATAGTACTCTTTGGGTGCCTATCTTAGTAAAAATTTTGTGTGGACCTTTTACTGTTTGGACTACACCCTTGTCATCCAAGTAAGATACCACACCTTTTAATACAAAAGAAGGATGGTCTTGTTTGTGTATCATACTCACAACCACCATTCCTTTCGGCATAAATATTTCACGAGTATACAAACCCCCTTCTAAATGCTGTTTTAAAGGCAGTTGTTCTTGCAGCTTTTCGCTTTGCTTTTCCCCTGCCTTATGGTTCATCACCCCCTCAATAGTATTCAGCTTATCTTGAAAAACTTTGATTTTATCCCACATTATACCTGTTAACTGAGGGATGCCACCTAATACTTGTTTTGCAAGTACTGAGTCTTGTTCATCAACCATATAGCAAAGATACTAAATTTAAGGAAAACTTTTCATCACCTCTGATTCTACCGCAAACAGCTCAGAAGGTGCATCAGATTCTAATGTTAGTTCAAATACGCAATAATGACCTAAAATTCCATGTGATTCTGCTACAGGGTTTTTAATAAACCACCAAAACTCATTGGCTGTAGGAAGAACTGTAGGTTGAATTGAAAGAGGTGTCGAGTCAATAGTGATTTCATAAACATTTCCGTTTCTCACAATACTTGTCAGTATACCTGTAAAGTTCGCAGTAGTTCCGAAGTACATATAATCACCTACACTAATAATACTTCCCGGCACAACACCCGGAGGAAACGTAATAATTATATTAGCAGGATTGGTTGTATCAAACGTATCGCTTTCTCCAATACCATTTACACTTCTTAGCTCCCATTGAGTGGAGTTTGTATTTGGTCCGGTTGGACCATCGTTTCTAACAAAAGCAAACCATGCTCCTTCTTTTTGTTCAAAGTATGAAGCATCTATTACACCATCTAATTGTATATCTGATTGAAGAGTTGCAGACCAAGCATCGTCTCCTTCAAGATTTAAAGTCTTAAATATTTTATTTTGTAAAGGAGCTTCATTAAAGACACTTGTAATTCTAGATGGATATTGGTCTCCATAATATTCATTACGAGTGTCATTTGTATTGTGTCTCCATAGATTACCTCCCTTAAATGTATATAGGAATTGATTCATTCCTTTTATAAATTCAGGGCAATAGGTATAGAATGAAGGGAATCCTTTAGAATCTTCACTATATGTTATGGTACATTTATTTTCTTCTGTTATTGGTATCATGGGCAATTTATTATTGAAGTTATCTTCTGTTATTGGTATCATGGGCAATTTATTATTGAAGTTATAACTCCATTAGCATCTATTACTATTTGCTTTTTAGCCGAAGGAGGATTAATAGTATAGTTTCCTGCAGGATACTTAATAGCTCCATTGGCATCAGCAAATGCAAACTCATGTATTGCAGGCTCCCCTGCAGTTCCTCCATTGTTTGGAGCTACATAAAATATATTATCAAATATGTCAACACAATCTCCTCCTATGGGACTTATAGGGGTAGAGGTTAAAGGGTTTGGACAATTTATTTTTAAATCCCAAGAAGTACCACAAAAACCTGCTATCTCAAGTAAACAACTATTAGCATTATTATTAATCCTTGGTATTACCATAGTACAATAATCCGGTGGTCCTGCTGTCAACACAACATCTGTTCCTGCTCCTGTTACAACACCTGAGTTTCCGGTCAAGTCAAAACTGCTTGTGCTAGGATTGTATTGATACTGAGCTAAGTTACTATATCCTCCACCGTTTAATGTGGTAGCAATTGAAGGTGTACAATCTGAGCCACTAGAACCTGTAATAGTATAATTACCGGGAGTAGCTGAAGCCAAGTATCCAAAGGGAGGACTTGTCAACTCATTATATGTAACACCATCATACACAGCTCTGAATGCATCAGGAACTGCTTGAGCTCTAAAGTAAATTATCATAGCACCCAAAACATTACCTGTAGCAAAGTTAACCGTATAAAGTCCTGTAGTACCTCCTGCATTTATAATTGAACTACAATCAGTTTCACAAGAAGGACAAAGTATAGCAGGTAGTAACACACAATTGAATTGTTGTCTTACATAAGTTCCGTCAGAGTAAAATCCGTCTGCTGCACACACCGTTAGATTCACATCATCAAAAACTGCTGTTGATGTTAATAATGTTGGTCCGTCTAAAAAATAATTTCCTAAAGTTGCTGCCATATCTTAATTTTTAACCTGTACATCCACAATTATAGAATGTTACATTGAATTGTTGTGGTTGAGTAAATGATTTAATACATCTAATTGCTACTGCTGTTGGGTTGAGCTGTACCGTTTGTACTACGTCATTACAATCAGTATAGAAGAACGTCCTAGTCTCTGTGCCTGATGGATTCTCTATAAAGTATTCATTACATTCACACTCAATTACTGTTGTATTTACTGTAGAATCTGCTGCATTATTTGATGATTGAATAACTTCAAACGTACATGCTCCTTCACCTGCTAAGGTTACTATATCTCCGACCTGTATAATACCATCTTGAGGAATGTAAAACACAGGTGGTGTTCCGGTATCTTCAATCTGACATCTTTCAACTTCCCACGAAAGAACACAAGAACATTGTGCTTGTGCTATAATGTTGGTGTTAGTGAAAGACCTAGCACAAACCGTTATAGATTGTCCTTGTGTCAACTCAGCCGTTACATTTTGACCACTACAATCTATGTAGTCATATGTACCACCACCCACATCACCGGTAAAGGTGTAAGTAGTACAAACTTGGTCACAATCTGTAACAGTTACTAAAACACTATTAATTGCTGCTGTAGGGCTGTTTATAGTTTCTGCACCCACAACATAAACACAAGTTGGTTGAGTAGTAGTTGTTATAAATGTACCTGCTGTAACTCCTGATTGAGGTGGAACTACTACTTGTATAGGTACACCTGCAGGAGCTGATGCGCCTGATTCAATACATAAATCTGCAACTCTATTTTGGCTTGGAACAGTTCCTCCACAATCACAACATGCTTCTTCTTCTGAAATATCAGAATAACAAAGCTCCACCGGAGTAGATTTTCTGTAATCCCATATTAAATATAGTTTACTATCCGTAGTATTAGGCATTGGGAAAGTAGCATCGTATGTATTTGGTCCACCTGTTATAGGAGTAGCAGCTTGAGTTCCGGGGTCAGCAAGTAATGCTGCCACAGAAGTAGGGCTGTTAGTATAAACCGTATTTGTTCTTAAATACTTAAAGTTGTTTGATGCAGGGTCAAATATAAAGTCATCACCATCAGCAGGAATCTTATTACTTATCATTCTTACTGCTGCATTATTAGCCGGAACTAGGTTACCACCTTGTGGAGCTTGAGTCTGAGTAAACTGAGAAACAATCAATCCGGTTCCATTATCAAACAAAACTTGTTCTGACTGAAGAGAGCTTATAAATGCTCCATCAGTCCATCTATATTCATTATGAATTAATTGACCTGCTTCGTTTGCTGATGTCACACATACCTGAATGATATCAATAAGTTGAGCATCAGGACATTCTACTGTAGTGTCTACATTTACAGGATTAGATTTTGTGCCCGGTACATCTTTAAGTATTAACAATAGTTCAGTTGCTGATACAGAGCTTTTGTTAAAGGTAAAAGTAAATGTGCCATTAGAACTTAAAGTGGTTTGAATCACATTTATACCATTGTAAACTGCAAGAACAGGTATCGGTTCACCATCATAATTGCTTACAATAAATGTTACATCTACATCCCCAACGCTAGCTCCAAGGTCATATACATATTCAATTTTATTTCCTACCCATACAAGGTTTTGAGTTATACCACAAGGTATCTCAGGTATCTCTACCGGCTGTAAAATGTTTGAGTTGTGTAATACATACTCATTCATGTAGGGGTCATAACCACCTTTTTTAAATGTATTAAAGCTGCTGATAAAGTAGTCTCTAAAGAAAGACCTCATTCCTGTTTCGGAAATTATTATTAGCTGCTCATTTTGTGCTGCGCTACCTTTAAGTTGAAGGACAGCTCCACGCTTGGCATCAGTAAAGAATTTATCTCCACCCCATTGAACATAGCTTTCAGGATTATTACTATTACCATAATCTTCGATTCGTGCAATCTGAGTACCTAATACTTCAGGTACAGAGGCAATAGAACCTCCACCCACAGAATCAGATAATAAGTTTTTGCCTGTAAGAACATAAGATATTTTATCTTCCTGTAATGTAAGAATGTCTGTCTCTCTACCATCCAATACAGTAATAGGTCCATACTTGTCTTCAAGTGGTTTAAAGTTTAGGAGACCTAAATTAAATACGTTTAATCTGTTGAGGTTTGTTTCATCATTAAATACCCCACTATAAGTTATATCTGCAAACCTGTGTGCTTCTTGATAATCTACTTCAAGTGTAGTTGTTACCCTATTACCAAGCGTCAAAGGTTTACCTATAATTGAATCTTGTATTTTAAAACTTTCAACACCATTACCAAAAGAATAACAATTAAAAAACTCTGTATCTATTATAGCAGGTTGTGTAGTTGTTTGGTTTTGTACGTTTCCTTGGTGAATTGAAGTATTTAATGGAACATTAGTAATAGTTATATTTATTTGAGCATCAGGAGGGGTGGATTGACTAACTGCTGCCGAACCACAATCCCCATATACAGTTTTAACTGTACCCGGATTTACTGTTACACTAAACGCAACACCGTCAACTGTGTAATCAAACACCAATGGTGAAGATTCAGCTATGTCAACTCCAATTCTTATTTCACACTCTTCAGAATTTACTGCATAAGTTTTAGGAGACTCATACCATACATCAGGTAAAGCATCTTGTGGGTCTGATTCAAATATTATTAAAGTATTTGTTCTGACAATGGTTATTTCTACGTCCAATACAGACCTTCTGTTTCTGTTACTACCACACCCTTTAGTACCTGTGAAAGCCAATCTTTGTTGACCTGAGTTATCAGGGTCAGTACCATTGTAGTCTAAGAATCTTATATGATTAGTTCCAAGGTCACAAGGCAGGTCACTTGTTGTAATTACAAAAAGACCGAAAGCCGAAACAATATCAAACGAACCAAGGGAAGAATCGTAAGCAAAAACTGAAGGTTGGTCATTGGTATCAGTTCTACATTCCGATTGGCTTGTCAAACCAAATATGTTATCGCCATCCCAAAAAGCTTTTACACTAGGGTAGTCTTGAGAAGCAACGGCTGTAGTTTCCCATATACACTCTCTCAATTCACATTTGTTTCCACTACCACCATTTCTTCTATTGAAATATTTAATCTGCATAGTAGAACCTTCAGGAATATCTATAGGAATAAACGCTTGATTGGTTGGAGATACAGGTTGAGTGTTGTCATAGTCCGGATTTGGAATCGTACATACATTCATAAACACTTCAGGACAATCGCCATTATTACCCCTACCACTTTCTTCGCCTGTAATAACAGGATTTTCACCAAGCTCTGTAGCAATTTGATTGGTAGCGATTCTCATGTAAGTTCCTGAAGGAACGAGAGCTACATTACCTGCCTCATCCACAGGAGGAGGGTTGATAAAATCAGACTCTTTGGCTTCCTTATCTAATACAACTACCTCAGTACATCTAAGTTTTGGACCATTGGTATCAGTCTTTACAAAAAGTTTGTCCCCAACTTCTATCTTTTGAGAGTTCTCTCCACTCAGCAAAAACCATGTAGATGACAAGCTGTTGTCTCTAAAAAATAAATTACTATATATAACATCGTAATTTTCTTTATCAGGCTTTATACAAAACTTATAATACTTTGCAAAAGCAGGTGGTTGTTGAGTAGGTGGTATTTCTACTCTAATTTTGTTTTGTGTTATGGACCTATCACATGCCACATATTGTGAGTTGTTTGGACTAACAAGAGCCGTGCTTGCTCTCATGTATTCATCCAAATAAATGATACCTATTTCATATCCTCTATTACTTTTTAAACTTGTAGCGTTGGCAACTTTAGTATACTCAGCAGCTCCCAAACTGATGTTTAAATATTCATAAGCAACATTTGCAGGATTAGTACTGTCTGTATATTCTGCAGCGTTAATCTGTATTAAAAGAGTTTCAGGGTTCCCCGGGGCTTGAGTGGTTATAAAGAATGGTTCATTAATACCTGTTATACCTGTTCCTGTTTTTTCATAGTTAGTATCTAGCGTTAATTGTAAAGCACAATTAAACTCATCAGTTAAGGATGTGCCATCACAAGCATCAGCAAATACAGGCTCTAGTAATTGTATAGCATCTATAAAATTTTGGTCATTTATTAAATCAATCAAAGATGGATAGTCTTGTGTAAGAATGTAAATGAATGTAAGCTCAATATTTCCATTGGTTTGAGTTAATTGTTGTCCACTCGCATCAAATGAGTTGTGAACTAAATCAAACTCAATAGCAATACTTGCACCTGCTACTAAATCTACTGATGAAAAATCTACCTCAAGTACCGTATCTGCAATATTCACAGCAGCACCACCGGCAATAGTATATCCTCCGGGTGAAAGTTGCACAGGCAGTTCTTGAAACTCTATAGGCTCACTTAATAGTTCAGTAGTATATTCAAGTTTTATAGCTGTGCCATTCTCATCTACTAAATCATAACCTTCAAAATAATTTCCATACATCAAGCGATTACCCATCAAGGTTTGTGCTTTGGCTTTTAATGGAACATTATCATAGAGCCTTAAAATTTCAGAGTCAGGAAGAATAGTAAAAATTTTGCTATTACTAAAAGTGTATACTTGGTCTTGATTGTTTGGGATACCTAGGTCAAACTTGTTAAGCTTTTCAATAACCTTTATGATTCCGTTATTCATATCTTTAAATAAGATATCTACACCTACTACTAATTCACCTCCCGATTGATAAGTAATCTCAGCAATGTTAGTAGAGTTAAGCATACCTGCATTTAAAAAAGTAGAGGTATCAAAATTAAAAGGACCCGGAATAAAAGATGGGGCTGAAAAGGGAGATGTAGCAGAATATTCGTTATCTGCATATCTATATCTGTAACCAAAACAAACAAACCTGTCTTCTAAAAAATTGTTTTGTCCACCGGACAAAGGTGTAATTAAAGGAGCTGTATAAGGAGGTCTCTTGATTACTAAAAGAGCTTCAGCACTAAATTGGTCAATGAATGTTGTAGCATCAGGGTTTTCGTAATTACGATTAGTGTTTATAAATCTTGGAGGATTATTGTTGTCTGTAAAGAATAATAAGCCGTCTACAAAATCTACACCAAGAACCAAGAACAATGGGTCAAAGTTTAAAGTAGTGTTTACACCCCCACCATCATCAATACTTACTACATGATAAACTGTTACTAGAGTGTTGGTATTAAACGAGACAATCATGTCTAATTTTTTTGTAGCACCAAAACCAAAGTCAGGGTCGTGCACAAACCAAAACATTGTCTCTTGTTCACCTAAAGCAAAAGCTCCAATACAAACAGCAGAATCAGATAAAGCAGTACCTTGATACTCAAGCGCACTTAACTGCTCGTTTCCACGAGAGTTTTCTACTGCACCTATTTCCGTGGTCTCAGTAGAACCCAAGCGAACATTAACAGCATCAATATACTGTCCATTAGGTAAGAGCCTTTCATCAAGACCCTTGTTCATTTTACCTGCTACAAAGTTTCTACTTGTGTTTGCCATTCTATTTTATCCATTTATCTCTCCCTCTTAGATTCATTAATAATCTACCGGGATGTATATTGCTAATTCTAATTTTTGCATTTCGTAATAGAGAAGCTTTCTTTTTTCTTACTCTGTTTACAATATACCAACTTTGGAACTTAGAATAGCATATTCGATATATGCATAAATATAATCTTCAAACAATTTATTGACACTAACTTGTGAGTCATTACCATTTTCCATACCATCAGATACATATTCTAAAATACACTTTTCATTAGCCATACCTGAACTAAAGTTTATTACTCCTCCTTTTCTGTTAATCGAAAAGGTAGGATTGGCATTTGCTGTTTCAGTATTCAAACCAAATCTTGCACCTATTGCATAATCAAAGTACCAATACCCATCACAACACCAACCTTCATAACCATAGAAAATACTATTTTTATTTAGGTAAATACTTTTAAGACCTGATGTAATTCTTTCAAAATCTAAATTAGAATACTCAGGCTTTAATACGTTGCCATCTTGGTCGAATAATATTCTACAATTGTTGTCTTGCAAATAAGCATCACTATAATTAGTTTGAATATTTTCTGTTAAAGGATATAGTAATCCATCTCTAAACACCGATATTCTTACCCAATTAACAAAGTCATTTGGAAGAACAAAACGCAGGTTGTTACAAACATCTAGTTCTAATATTTTTATTTCTTTAAAGGCATCATAGTTTAGCTCTTGTATTCCTCTTTTAGCATGGAATAAAATTTTATATCTCTCTTCGTTGTTCACTAAAGAGTGATTCCCTGAATACATTAATTGAAAGTTAGTTACAATATCTTTTAAGCTGACATATTGATATGAACCCCAATTAGCATCTTCAGGTGTGTTGCCTCCGTTTTCGTAATATTGATATGGTGTTATATACATGTGCTATTATTTTTCTTCTTGATTTTCTAGGCTCTCTAATCCTTGTCCAAACTGAACAGCTTGCAACTCTCTAATTGACATGCCTGCAAATTGTAATATTTTTAATACCAAAGTTGGTTCGTCATCCAATGGTAATTCAAAGTTTTGAAACGATGGGTTTGATTGGTTGAACACAGGTTCACCCCCTGCTAAGGTAGTATAAGTCCATTGAGGGTCTCTTGGATATCTAATATACTGACACCATATATTATCCTGCTGTAATCCGGTAGGACCAAACACAGTCATAGTTTCACCTGCAGTCACATATGCAGGATAAAGGTCATTAGGAGAGGTAAGCAGAGATGAGTTTAGTAACGTAATTTTTTTGTTAGTTACTTTCTCTACCTCTACAAAATCTGTTGCTAATGCTCCTGCACCTATAGCCGCAGAAGGACTATACAAAACTTTATTTATAAAATAATAATCCGATGCAGTAGTGGCTACCGATGGCAGATTATAAAATTGAGTACCATTAAAAGTTAATGGAAGAAATTCAGAGAATAAATCTATAACCTCTTCATAACCTTCTTTGATATCTGCGTATCCTGTGCCTGACTGTCTTGCATTTTCTTTTTGAACTTGGTAATTATACTGATAAAAATAATCTTCGAATATATCTAACTGAGCTTGTTTAGCGTAAAGATTAAAATCTTGTGGTGATATGTATCCGTAATTATTTTTGTTGAGTATAGCCAAGACCGTATTTCGGACTGAGTTTATCATCTATAAATCTTTTTTACAAAGATAAACAAAAAAAAAAGAGGGTTGAAAAATCAACCCCCTAGTCACTATTCTAAATGTGCGCCTGCACTACGATAAATGTTTTTCTAAATACTCTAGTTTTTCTACACCTTCATCAGTTTTGAAGTAAGAAGCTATCACATAAAGTGGGTCTTCTCCATAAGGAATAGTTAGAAGTCTCTTTTTATTAGAAGGCAAATTAAAGTATACATCTTTATTTTTGTTTCTGTATGCCAATAACCTTTCATCAAAAAACTTCTGAATAGTTGAGTGTAACTTTAACGAAGGGTCATCAAGAGCTTGTAAAAAATCAGCCGGATAATTACGAGCATATACTAACATATCTCTTTTTAATTCAGCCGATGACATCTTAGTAACATCACCATTAAGTAATACTCTACCTACAGACTCCATTGCTTCTAGA